TGATGTTATATTAGATGCACCATTGTCTATATTACCAAAACCAGAAGTTATAGATCCTGCATTTAACACACCTGTAGATACTAAGTTAGGCATGGCTGTTATTGTATCATCAAGATATGCAGCTAGTGTTTGCACAGTTGTTTGACGCATAGTTCCATCATCATTTATAATTAAACCATCACCATCTGCAATTGCTGTTGTGCCTACTGTACTAGCACCATCCATTAAGTTTAGTTCAGTGCCAGTAGGTGTAATAGTTGTACCATCTAAACTAATAGCATCTATATATGCAATACCATCAATGTACAAATCTTTAAACTCTAGGCTACTAGAACCTAAATCAAACACACCATCAGAAGAAGGTGTTATACTAGTAGAAGCTATTGTTAATTGTTGCCCCGGCCCTAGCTTAGTTATCGCACCACCTTCAGCAGTAGTCCCATCATGGGTGTGTCCTGATGTTCCAAAGGCACTTACAATAGCGTCAAACTCTCCGTCAAGATCTGAAGCATTAATGATATTACCATCGGCAATATTGTTAGAAGAATCGTTACGTGTATATCCTGTTCCCATTTTTAATTACCTTCTTGCATGTGTTGCATATTCTAATGTCAATGCGTCAAGCGCATATGGAACATCTGTATTATTGTCTGCTTCAAACTGTGCAGATATAGTCTTTCCAGATCCTGTAGTTTGTGCAGAAAATACTTTTTGTAATTTAGCACCAAAGGTAGCAGTACCATAAGCACCGATACCATAAAACTGAGAGGCATTACTTGTAGCATTAGTAAATGTAACTGCTGGCATAACTACAGCACCACTCTCATCAAAGTCAAATTTTAAGTTTAGATCAAAGTTTACTCTTCCTTCTGGGTCTAGATAAAACTGTGCTTTGTATATTGTCTTTCTTATACGTGGATCATTGATAGGATAGAAAGGTGTAGCAAATGTTGTTGCAATATTATTCCCATCAAAGCTAGATGTGTCATTTTCCATTCTGTGTAAGAAACCTTCTTTACCAGCAAAGAGAACAAACTCTGTTGTTCCTGAATACACACTTGCACACGCTGTTGCCTGTATACCTCTGGTTTCTGCAAAGTCAATAACAGATGCTTCACCCGGAGATGCAAATTGTGTAAACAGTATACCCTGTGCATTAGGTCTTGTAAAGTTATCATTCCATCCTAATAGCCTATATTGTGATTTATTTCTTATAACCAAGCTAAAAAATTCAGTATGTAGTTTTACAAACTCATTAAATGTACCCTGTATCTTTTTAGTAATAGGTGCTAATCCAAAGTCACCAATACGTTCTGTAGCACTGAGGAGTCTTAAACCATCAGGAGCCATGAATACAACGTCACCACCTATCTCCTGTACACTGTCAGTCTGTATACATCCTATGTCACGTGTGATAGGTTGTAAGTTAAAAGATGCTAGTGCGTCACCATTTAATCTAAAGATAGATGAATCTGTAAATACTATAAGCTGATCTCTAAAACTTTTTATTGCTACTATACTATTATCTAAACCTATACTACCAGCACCATTACCACTTTGGAAATCTGTAGTAGTTAGTGGTGCACCAAAACTTAACACCCTACCTTTAGCATAAAAGATATGATTTTTATGTGTAGCTACAACTGTAGAACCTATTACATCAGAAGGTGCACTATCTAGTACAGTAAATGTAGTACCATTATATAATGCAGGTGCATTCACACCGTCAACCATTACAAGTGTTTTTGTACCTGTAAAGTCAATAATGTCAAATCTCGTATTAATTGCACCTTCTCTATCACTAGAGATAAATGTTATAGCTGCATTATTAGCAGGGCTACTAGCTAATTCAGGATGAATAACAATATTTACTTCTTTAGTACCTGCATCCGAATAGGAAGATACAGTAGTAATAACTGTGTATGTTTGATCTATACCTGCAATAGTAAATACATCACCTGCTTGTGGAAATGTATCAAACGCATCTGCTACTAATGTTGTACCTGTTTGACTAGCACCATCAACTAATGGCGTACCATAGTTAGGTTTATTTATTTTAGTGTAGCCACTACCTGATGTTTCTAATATATCTGCATTAAGTGCTACAACAGCTTTATCGTTAAAGTACGTAATACCGTTAGCATAATTTTCTGTCGTTACAGTAGCAAATGTTACAAGCGCACCATTAGCAGGGCTAGAATTTAATGAGGTAGTTAAAGTAAGTGTTGCTCTATTATTAGTAGAACTAAACGAAACACCACCACCTGCGATTGTATATGTACCAGAGACACCTGCTATAGTAAGTGTGTCACCAACAGCAGGAGTAGTATGTATTGCTCCTATGATTAATGTAGTACCAGATTGACTAGCTCCATGCACAACTGGATTACCATATGGAGCCATAATAGCACTATCAAACTTAGCGTACCCCTGTATTCGTTTGTAACCTCCATCAATAGATGGTTCATAGTTACGTAGTATTCTAGCAGAGCCGGGTGCATTGATAGCCTGTTGCAATGGGCTAAGATTAGTTACTAACCCACCCTTGAACTCTATTCTAAATGTCTCCCATGCGTCAGGCATTATAGACTATCCAAGCTCGATCCTGCTGTAGACCTAGATGAACCTAGTCTACGTCCTCCTGTTGCAGCAGGGATCATATAAGATCTCATGTAGTGGTATCTATTAATCAACATAGATCGCATTGCCTTAATGCCCTCATCTGCCCTCTCCTTGAGCACTACAGCGTCTTGAGTGTTGCCTCTGAACATATATGCATGAAACATTGCAGCGTCCACTACAACGTGCTTAAAACGATCAGGGATCACCATTGTGTCACCATGAGCAGATAGGTCTGCCTGAAATACATAGTAGTCAAATACTAATACGTATGCTTTATCTGGAGGTTCTATCAGACCATACTTTAAATCAGGCCCATGAAATACATAACGTGGCAGTGCACGTGTCTGACTTGCAGCGTACTCCTGATCCACGTATTTTTCTAAATATTCATCATATGTAATTAAAGCTAGTTTCTTTGTGTCATTTCCTAGTGTAGCATTCTCTTTTATTCTAAATGATTCAAAGTCTATCAGTTTAGCATCTGTTGGAAATGCGTATCGTGTTGTACCAGCAGTAAGTGTTTGTTCTTTTTCTGAATGATTAAAAGGCCACTCATACTCGCTTTCATTAATATATCGTATAGCAGAGTTGACTGCATCTTTTATATGAGCATAAAAACCAGTAGAGGCTGCGAAGTTTGTACTAGTTAGTTCAACTTCATTGAGCCTCTTATTAACATCATTAACTAGTGTAAGAAATGTAGTAGCCATTGAATATTCCCTATGTATGAAAGGGGTAGAGCGTTAACCCTACCCCAAACATTACGTATTACGCAAGCGTATCACGATCTACTTCATCAGCACCTACTGTGCCTAGTGCGTCCATGTCCATTAAAAGAGCATAAACACGAACTACACCAGCAGTAGTTGTACCTGTCATGGCTTGAATTAAGATGTCAAGCGTGTCGTCAGCGGCAGCAGCGGATATTGGTCCGTTACCAGCACTAACAGAATAGACACCAACTGCTTTTGCGTCAGGAATAAATCCATCAACAAATGCATCTGGGTCTACGCCAGTTACACCTAAGTCAAGAGCTACGTCAGTAGACGTACCAGCATGAATTGTAGTAACTTCCATACCTGCATCAAGCACTGCATGATTAGCAGGAATAGTCATTACCTGTATGATGTCAGCAGCAGCTAATGCAGTACCTTTAGAGGTAGCAGCCGCACCGAAATCGATTGATGTTTCATGCATGAAAGGCTGTCTTCCACGCATACTCGCGCCACGAGGTGTTGATAATTGAGCAGTAACTGTAGCCATTGTTCAATCCCTCCCTTAAACTAAACAGTAACGAGCAACACTTAGAGCTTCTGGTCTAAGTATCTTACGTCCATACAAATGCATTCCCCGAACTATATCGGCAAAGCTATCTGGATCACGATATGTCTCTGTCTTATTAATCTGCTCGGCAGTTGCTACAGCAGAAGAATGTCCAGATACAATCATACCAAAGTTGGAAGCATTAGTACCACCAGTAGTAGATGGGCCTGTTCCAATTGAAGGTAGGTTGTTAGACATATATACTTTAAAACCATGTAGGTTATTAAGTATAAGACCATTTTGTATTCCGCTTCCACCAAAGTCACCATTGAGAAGACGAGAATCTTCATCTTTGAGAACTTCAACAAAAACTGGATCAACAACAAGCCAACGATTGTTGGTGTCAACATTTTGTTGATCAAGCAAACGAGCCATACGAGCTACGATTTGTAATGGGTTAGCATTACCTGAACCGGGTGTAGCAGAAGTTGCCCCACCAGCACGTGCCTGAATACCAATTGCACTAGAACCAGAACCACCAAACTCAGCAGCATCTATTTTCATAGTGTCTAAGAGTTCGTCAGTACCTGCTGTAGATACAGAAACCGCACCATTAACAGTTGTGTTAACAGTATCAGCATTGCTGTGCAAAGAAGACTGTTTAAAACCAGTTAAGTAACCAAGAGCGTCTTGGTCAAACTGATCAGCTAGTCTATAAGCCGCACGATCAGTAGCAAGCTGTTGGAAGTTTACATGAGAGTGTGCCTCTTCAATGTCATCGACTTTAAATGCAAAGTAGTTTGCTTTGTCGATGGTGAGAGAGAACTCTTCATCATCCAAGTCTTGCGGAGTAATCGTAGTACCACGAGCATATGCTTTGACCGTGATTTCTGGCTCCTTAATTATTTTAACGCTATCGCCCATGTTTGCGATCTCGCCAAAGTAGTCACTATTTGTAATAGCTTCAACTATTGAAGCCTTACGAAAAGCTACTTGTACCTGCTTAGAGTAGATAATTGGTGAAAAATTACCATTAGGCAGGTTGCCGTAGCCTGATACAGATGAAAATGCCATTTTATTTTCTCCTTATACGACATCCTATGCGTACATAAAGTACGCGATTTTTTATCTACCTTAAGGGCCGTGAACTAAGAGGTTGTATATGTAAGGCCAACTACACATAGGCTCTTCATCATCGGGTTGTCTTAGAAGTATAGTGTAATATAGTTAGGTAGTCTTATTCAAGGGCTAACTATATCTTGCGACTATGTATAGTTATATACACAATCTACTGTTTGTCAACACTTATTATCGTGCCGATCCAGATACATCGTAAATAAACTTCTGCTGTCTGATTGCTTCCATAATGTCATCTGATTGATTTTCGTATTCCTTTGCGGTCATACGCTGTACATCAGACTCTTTTAAGAAACCACCTGACTCATTCGCCATCGGTTTACTACGTTTTCCTTTAGTGGATACAGACTTAGCTGCATCTTTATTACTATTAGCTTTCTTAGTTGTAATGTTCTTATCTGCTTTATATAAGTCTATTGCTCTACCAGCAGATCGTGCATCACTGTCATTTTCGTACAAAGCATTTTGTATCCACGTTGGCTGATCTTCTGCCCATGTGTGGAAGTCTTCATCGTTACGTATATCATCAAAGTCTGGATGCATCTGTAACAACTCTGTCTCTGCACGTTGTTTGCTTACGTCCTGTTGCATATCATCTAATGCTTTAACACGTTGCTCTAGACTAGCTGATTGCTCTGCTGCTTTCTTCATAGCTATTGTTTCTACTATAGCAGCGACATCAGGATACTCTTTAGCCCATGTGTCTATGTCCTCGTCAGACTTAGGAAGTTTAATCTGTTTCTTAGTTGACTGTTCTAACTGACTCTTCAGTGCAGTTATCTCAGTCTTTAATTCTTCTGTCTGTTTCTGTTGATGCCTACGTAGATCTGAATATCTTTTCTTAAATGTTTTTTCTTCAGCAGTAGTGGGTTCACTTTCTACTTCTTCTGTTGAGGCATTCTGTTTTTGTTCATCTAGTAGTTGTTCTAGTTCTTCTTCATCTTTCTTAAGTTTCTCATCCTTACTATATGGTCTAGCTACAAATGCTACTTTACTTGGTTGTACTTCTACTTCTGTTACGTCTGACATATTATATTTCCTTTCGTTGGGGCTATGGTAGCCTTGTTAGGGGCATAGGTAGCCAACACATGTGGTTTATTTTCTTGAAGCTAAACCACCACGCTTCATCTTCTTTTGTTTTTTCTTTTTAGGTCGTACTATTAACCCACCATCATACTCTTCTGCTTCTTGTCCTTCTGATTGACCTGCCGTTCCACCCCCTACACCTGAACCGGGGGCATCCATACCACCTCCTGCTGATGCATCTGGTCCGGGTGCTTCAGCAGGTCCACTTTTACCGGGTCCATACCCTCCTGTAGCACTTGCACCAGAATCAGCACCACCACCACCACGCTGATCCGTTGGAGAAGTTTCATCAGTTTGTGTGCCTGTTTCTGCTGGATCTTGACTTTGCATTTCTGCAACAGACATCGCCCCCGGTCCAACAGGATCTGGATCAGGTGGACCACTAGGAGGTGCTTTATCAAAGTCTGCTTTTGCTTGATTTTTTGCCTTTTGTAGTTCCCTGTCTCTTACTGTTGCTTGATAATTTACTTCATTATTCACTGATGAATAACCTAGTGTTGTATTTGGTCCTACTGTAGTATAACCGTCTGGCGTTGCAGTAGAACCTTGTGGTCTATCACCTCTACCCACAGCCTCTGCATGACTAGCAACCTGAGCAGGGCTTGCACCAAAAGCCATAGATAAGGCAGCAGTTTGAGTAGCTGTACTATATCCTGCAACTGAATTTTTAGCATTGCCTAATGCAGTAGAATTAGCTTCCCTTTGTATTTCAGCAAATTTTGTAGGGTTGTCTGTACGTAGGGTTGAATATTCTTAGTGCCTAGAGCTACATTTATTGCTCCTTTTGGACGATCAGTTCGATTATATTCTACTACCTCAGGGGCAACACCTGTTATATCATACATATTACCCGGCTCAATATCAAAAGTAGGAGCCTGTGCTACCATACCAAACCTATCTGCTACAGCAGATGCAACACCACCCACCACACTAGCACCCGTTGATATAGGAGACATTGGATTAGCTGAA